CTAAATGTCTTTCCATTCCCTCCCTCGTCCGTCACGGTATTTATCCGTCATGCTGGATGAACGATGTCCAAGGTGCGCCTGAGTGAAATCACTGCCTTTTTCTGCTGAGTGCAGGCGACCGGATAAACTTCGGATTTCATGAAATGGCGGTGGGTCACCTTCCCATTTCAATCCGGATGTGTCTCGGGCAATCCTGAACTGTGCTGCGATTGTCCTGGCTGTCTTCCCTCCGAGTAACTTTTCGTTTTTACCGTTTATTTTTTTCAAGTTATCCAGTACATCGGCAAGTGTTAAATTCAATCTGGAAATCGTGGTGGGGAGAGAAATGCGAATTTTTGCCCCTGTTTTTTGTTGTTCCACGTATAGCCTGCTATCTCTTATATCCTCCCATCTCATAGCCGCCAGATCTCCTTCGCGCTGTCCTGTTACCAGTGCAAGATCCATGCAAAGGCCGAACCATTCGTTCTGGACGTCTGCTATTTTCCTGATTAACAGATACTCGTCAATTAACAGTCGACTGCGCTTCACTTCAGTTCTGAATGGCCTGGTTGCAGAAGCTGGATCTTCTTCGGCAAGACGGTAATGCTGCCAACTTACTGATTTAGTGTATGATGGTGATTTTAAGGTGCTTGCGTGGCTTCCATTTCCATCAGATGTCCTTCCTGCTCCGCTACTGAAGGCGTGGTGCGTAACGGCAAAAGCACTGCCGGACATCAGCGCTATCTCTGCTCTCATTGCCGTAAAACATGGCAACTACAGTTCACTTACACCGCCTCTCAGCCCGGTACGCACCAGAAAATCATTGATATGGCCATGAATGGCGTCGGATGTCGCGCCAGTGCACGCATTATGGGCGTTGGCCTCAACGCGGTTTTACGTCACTTAAAAAACTCAGGCCGCAGTCGGTAACCTCGCGCATACAACCGGGCAGTGATGTGATTGTCTGCGCTGAAATGGACGAACATTGGGGCTACGTCGGTGCTAAATCACGTCAGCGCTGGCTGTTTTACGCGTATGACAGGATACGGAGGACGGTTGTGGCGCACGTCTTCGGTGAACGCACTCTGGCCACACTGGAGCGTCTTCTGAGCCTGCTGTCGGCCTTTGAGGTCGTGGTATGGATGACGGATGGCTGGCCGCTGTATGAATCACGCCTGAAGGGAAAGCTGCACGTTATCAGCAAGCGTTACACTCAGCGCATTGAGCGACATAATCTGAATCTGAGACAACATCTGGCAAGGCTGGGACGGAAGTCACTGTCGTTCTCAAAATCGGTGGAGCTGCATGACAAGGTCATCGGGCATTATCTGAACATAAAACACTATCAGTAAGTTGGAGTCATTACCTGCACGCTTTTCTTTTAGCCATGTCGGTGTACCGTCGTTGGCAAATAATTCACTGTTATCCCGTGAGGTATCGATGCCGAGGTGTTCACCTCCCAGGTTAAGAAACTCGATATGAGGAAGAAAGTTTTTAAATGTTGGGTTTGAAAATACCTGTCCATCAATACGGGTGGAGCGATCTTTTAGTATTCTGGCGGTGCGCCACACCTGACCGGTTTCTATGTTCATTTGCTTCTCCATCTGGATCAGGATGGAGGGTTCATAACCGGTTTCTGTTTCTGCTTTCATTTTTATACCGGTTTTTGCCAACTGGCGTTTGCCATCATCACCTTCGAAAAAGTCATACTCATATCCTGCACGCCCGCACATAATAATGTGCGCCTGACTGTTAACAAATCGATCGGTAAAGCGTCGCCACTCCTGTTTGAGCCACGCCCAGTCTGAAAATTCCAGTCCTCGTTTACGGTTTCGGCGTCTGGCATACTCGTCGCATAATCCGGTCCAGAAGTGACTGATGGAGTCGATGATCATTACGGAACCGCTGCTTTCCGCTTCATTAATGGCTTCAAGCAGATCAACAAACGAGCGGGTTTTTGCCGTAAATAATTCGATATTTTCCGCATCAAAGCGGGGTTTAACCCAGTCAGAGCCTGTTTCTGTGTCCAGAAACATTACCGGGCGGTTACCAGCTTCAATTCCCCGTTGCCGCATAAGCATTACCAGACCAATAGCCAGTTCGCTTGCTGTGTAGGTTTTGCCGTCGCCAGCAAACCCCATAATTCCTGCTTTTAGATAGGCCTGTGTGTTTATTGCTCGTTGAAAAAGCGCCATAGATTTTAGTCCTCCAAATCAATATCAACCTGGTGGTGGGCAATGGTTTCAGCCATGTACCGGATGTGTTCTGCCATGCGCTCCTGAAACTCAACATCATCATCAAATGCGTGGCTGATTGCCTGTTTATTGGCACCGTGGCGTTGCAAATGGTCGATGCAGAGCGATTCAAACAGGTGCTGAGGCAGACCTTTTTCCAGGTCGTCCGCCAGTTCCGTTTCTTTTTCTTCACGAACGATCTGCTGGTAGTGGCGAGCCCATGCCATTTCTTCAATACGATCAAAAATCGGGTAAGCGCTCATCACTGGTCACTCCAAAATTTTCAAGCTTGTTGGCAATCATCATTGCGATGTCAGGGATTGCAGGCGCATAGGCTATGCACGCAGGATTCGCACATAAACCGTAAACCGCCGCAATCAACACCTGTTTTTTCCAGTTGAGTTCATCTTCGCCAGTTTCATTATTGCTATCATTATGCTGATCGCTGCCAGCGTTCTCCGGTAACAAATCATCAGCTTTTTCCGTTTTCTTCGGCTCTTCTTCCTGTGCTTCATCTGGTTTTTTTTCGTCAAAAGTTTCCTGATAAGTTGCGTCTCCCATCACCGCGCCACAGTCAGGGCAGTTATCCTCGCCAGTCTGATTGCAGGGTGTTCCCTCCTCCGGTTCGCTGTTCTGGTGCTGTTTATCTTCAGTCTGTCGCACTTCATTTTCCGTTTTTTTGACTTCATTTGAGGAGATATGATGACCGGGAATCCATTTCGAATCATTCGGGTCGCTAATCCCTTCAACAAATTCTCCGCGAGAGGCAGCCAGTAATTTGTCTGCATCGACAGGATTTTTGGGCGGAATGTTTTTCCGGGCTTCATGGAGTTCTGCCCGCAGTTCCTGATATTTCTCATCAACAGAATTTACCTGTGACTGAGCATCCAGCGGCTGCGTGTTCTGATGATGTTCAGTTGCATTCGGTTCCACTGTTTCAGCCGTTGCCTGTTCATCTGTCATTGCGCCAGATGGTTGTGGTTTTTCTTCATCGTCCTGTTTTCCTTCTTCTGTTACTCGCTGCGGCATCGGGGCAGAGGAGCGACCGCAGGCAATATCCACGATTTCCGGATCAGGGTTGGCATGATCGGTTTCAGTCAGTACTTTGTTCAGATATTCAGTGACGTGTGCGGGGATGACCTCGATCCCAATTGGTGCTTCTTTCACGGACGCAACCACGATGGCGCGGGAATAATCCAGCCCGCCAGGCATGGTGATGAATTTGTCGCGGAAAACAGAAAAGGGTGGTTTATTTTCAGCGATAATTTCCTCAATGCGTTTAGCGTGTGCCGGATGAAGGTTATAGATGTCCACGTCCATTGAACGGGCCAGTACGCCAGTGGCTACATCGCGCGTCAGTGACGTCAGATCGTGGACGAAACCTTCGCCGCGATCGGTGAGGTTCCCGCCGCCAGCATTAGCACCGGAAGTCGTGCGAGTGATGCGTGAAACACGATTCCCTTTTCGCCATTCTTTTGTCAGAAGACCGCGATCAATGTGTTCGGTATCCAGCCAGGCTGAAATGAAATTCTTAAATTCATAGGGCTGATGTTTTTTCGTGATAGAGAAAACTGCCTGAGGTAGCCTGAGTTTAACGGACACTCCTTCCTGAAATAGAATGGCATCAGAAGGAGCTAATAATGAGCAGAAAAACCCAACGTTACTCTAAAGAGTTCAAAGCCGAAGCTGTCAGAACGGTTCTTGAAAATCAACTTTCGATCAGTGAAGGCGCTTCCCGATTATCCCTTCCTGAAGGCACTTTAGGACAATGGGTTACCGCCGCCAGAAAAGGGCTCGGTACTCCTGGTTCCCGCACGGTGGCTGAACTGGAATCTGAAATTCTGCAACTGCGTAAGGCGTTAAATGAAGCTCGCCTTGAGCGAGATATATTAAAAAAAGCAACAGCGTATTTTGCACAGGAGTCGCTGAAAAATACGCGTTAATCGAACAATGGCGACAACAATTTCCCATTGAAGCGATGTGTCAGGTATTTGGTGTATCCAGGAGCGGTTATTACAACTGGGTACAGCATGAACCCTCAGACAGAAAACAAAGTGAACCGCCCCGGGAATCCTGGAGACTAAACTTCCTGAGAAAGAGGTAAACAGGATGACTAAAAATACTCGTTTTTCCCCCGAAGTCCGTCAACGGGCAGTCCGTATGGTTCTGGAAAGTCAGGGCGAATATGACTCACAATGGGCGACAATTTGTTCCATTGCTCCAAAGATTGGCTGTACGCCGGAGACTCTGCGTGTCTGGGTTCGCCAGCATGAGCGGGATACCGGGGGCGGTGATGGAGGGCTCACCACCGCTGAACGTCAGCGTCTGAAAGAGCTGGAGCGTGAAAATCGTGAACTGCGCCGCAGTAACGATATCCTTCGGCAGGCTTCCGCTTATTTTGCGAAGGCGGAGTTCGACCACCTCTGGAAAAAATGATGCCACTGCTGGATAAGCTGCGTGAGCAGTACGGGGTCGGACCGCTATGCAGCGAACTGCATATTGCCCCGTCAACGTATTACCACTGTCAGCAACAGCGACATCATCCGGATAAACGCAGTGCCCGTGCGCAGCGCGATGACTGGCTGAAGAAAGAGATACAGCGCGTATACGATGAAAATCACAAGGTATACGGTGTGCGTAAAGTCTGGCGTCAGTTGTTACGGGAAGGTATCAGAGTGGCCAGATGCACTGTGGCACGTCTCATGGCGGTTATGGGACTTGCCGGTGTTCTCCGGGGTAAAAAGGTCCGTACGACCATCAGCCGGAAAGCCGTTGCCGCAGGCGACCGCGTAAACCGTCAGTTCGTGGCAGAACGACCTGACCAGCTGTGGGTGGCTGATTTTACTTACGTCAGCACATGGAGGGGCTTCGTCTATGTGGTGTTCATCATTGATGTGTTTGCCGGATACATCGTGGGGTGGCGGGTCTCATCGTCCATGGAAACGACATTCGTGCTGGATGCACTGGAGCAGGCGTTATGGGGCCGTCGACCGTCCGGCACGGTCCATCACAGTGATAAAGGTTCTCAGTATGTATCGCTGGCCTACACACAGCGGCTTAAGGAAGCCGGATTACTGGCATCAACAGGAAGTACAGGCGACTCGTATGACAACGCGATGGCGGAGAGCATCAATGGTCTTTACAAAGCGGAGGTAATACACCGTAAGAGCTGGAAAAACCGTGCAGAAGTGGAACTGGCCACACTAACGTGGGTGGACTGGTATAACAATCGACGATTGCTGGAAAGGCTGGGCCACATCCCTCCGGCAGAAGCAGAAAAAGCTTATTATGCTTCCATCGGAAACGATGATCTGGCAGCCTGAGTTCACAGATAAAACACTCTCCAGGAAACCCGGGGCGGTTCAGAAGGTGATTGCGAACCTTGCCTGTTCGGATGGCAGGCTCTGGACGCTGGCGTGAGGGCGGTTGTGCTTTGCGAAGGCGAAATTGATTGTATGAGCTATGCGCAATACGGCATCTCGGCGTTATCCGTGCCGTTTGGTGGCGGGAAAGGCGCTAAGCAACAGTGGATTGAGTTTGAGTATCATAACCTCGACAGGTTTGAGGAAATATTCATCTCGATGGACGTTGATGATGTTGGTCGTGAAGCCGCAAGGGAAATCGCAAGCCGACTCGGTGAACATCGTTGCCGTCTTGTTACTCTGCCGTACAAAGACATCAACGAATGCCTGATGAACGGTGTTACCGAGGATGAAATCTGGCAGTACATCGGCACGGCATCCTACTTCGATCCTGAAGAACTCTACAGTGCGCGAGAGTTTTACCAGGACACTATCAACGCTTTCTACGGCAAGCAGCAGTATCTGTTTAATCCACCGTGGGAATCTCTGGCAGATAAATTCCAGTTCCGTGAGGCAGAGTTGACGCTGGTCAATGGTGTGAACGGTCACGGAAAGGCATGCCCACTGAATGAGCCTATTCTTTTAGCTGATGGGACATGGACTACTCACGGGAATGTAAAAATTGGCGATCAGGTGGCGTCAGTAGACGGCAATCCGTCAACTGTCACTGGGATATTCCCGCAGGGTGTTAGAGATGTTTACCGAGTCACATTTGAAGATGGTCGTTATGTTGATTGCGCAGGCGATCACCTATGGGAGGTCACTAGTCGTGGATTCACGAAAGGCGAGAAACGCCGCGTGATAGATACCTTCGGGTTGAAGCGGTTGAGTGAAACGAAGAGGCACAAAAATGGCGTTAGGATTCCTGAAATAACTGGTGACTTTGGCGACCACTCAGAGCCATTAGCATGGGTTATCGGCTCCCTTCTCGGGGATGGTAGTCTTAGCAATGGGAGCGTGAAGTTTTCAAACGTCGAGCCATACATGATCGAGCGTATGAAGGCTGAACTGCCTGATTACAACTTCTCTGGAGATGGTAAGGACTGGCTGATATCAACGGCGCGTGGTCAGGTAAATCCACTCATGGAGACCCTGCGAGGTTATGGACTAATGGGGTGCACAGCAAAAAACAAATTCATCCCTCGTGTGTTTTTTTCCGCAAATAAATCAACGCGTATAGGCATGCTGTGTGGTCTGCTTGAAACGGATGGGTATGTCGAGAAGGATGGAACGCTTGTTTTTCCTCAGCAAGTGAAGAACTGCGCAATGGGGTTGTTCAACTGGTTAACTCACTCGGCGGGTCATGCCGGACGCGAGTTAAAACTGGCGTGACATACACATACAAGGACGATAAGCGGCATGGGATGGATTCATACGAGGCAAGAATCAGACTGACAAGAGAAATCAGGGAGGCCATCCGTTCACCACGACTCAATGGCAGATTAACTGCGCATCGATTCGAGGGCTGTGGGGTATTCGTCAGGAATGTTGAAAAAATCGGCAATGCAGAATGCTTGTGTATTATGGTCGATCACCCTCGCCACCTGTATGTAACCAGGGGATATGTGGCGACGCATAACACCGAGGTTGTCGGGCATATGGCACTTGAGGCAATGCGTCAGGGTGTGAAGACGTGCATCGCGTCACTTGAGCTGAAGCCTGGTATTCTCCTTAAGCGACTTACCCGTCAGGCAACGTGCTGCAAGATGCCGCCAGTGCTGGAAATTGACTCTGCATTTAAATTTTATGACGAAAGACTTTGGGTGTTTGGCCTGACTGGAACGGCGAAAGCCGACAGGCTGATCGAAATATTCGACTACGCTCGCCGCCGATACGGGATCCAGTTATTCATCATCGACAGCCTGATGAAATGTGGCATAGGCGACGATGACTATAACGGGCAGAAGGCGTTTGTTGACTCGATTTGCGACTTCAAAAACAAAACAAACTCCCACGTCATTCTCGTTACTCACTCGCGAAAAGGAGACAGCGAAGAAAAACCAACCGGGAAAATGGACGTAAAAGGCTCTGGAGCGATAACAGACCTGACAGACAACCTTTTCATCATCTGGCGTAACAAGGCTCGCGAGAGAGCGTTACAGAGAGTTCAGAGTGGTGAAAAGATGTCAGAGAAGGACGAACAGCTACTGGCATCTCCGGCATCTGTTTTGATGCTTGAAAAACAACGTAACGGCGAAGGTTGGGAAGGTGGTGTCCCGTTGTTCCTTGACGAGCAATCGCACCAGTTCCTGCAACTTGAATCAGGATCGCCATATAGCTACATCGCCAATATGCCGAAATCGGAATATGACGAGGCGTGGCGACAGGAAAACGTGACGGAGTATTAAATGACCATCTACATCACTGAGCTAATAGCAGGCCTGCTGGTAATCGCAGGCCTTTTTATTTGGGGGAGAGGGAAGTGAACGATAGCTACCGACAGTTTGAAAACTGGTGGTCAAAAGACAAAAGCCAGTTCACAGGAGACGATGAATTAAAAGAGTTTGCCTGGGTGATATGGCAGGCACCGCGAGCAGCTATTGAACTGGATATCGACTGGCCCGAATCGAATGACGACTTTTGGAAAGATGGTGAAGAAGGTGCTTATGCGATGGGGCATGAGGATGGGAAGGACAAAACGGTAATTGCAGTAATGAAAGCTATCAGAGCCGCTGGAATTAAAGAGAAGAATTTTCGATGAAGCAAACAATCTTCCTCCGAACTAAGCAACAACAGCAAGCCGCAATAAATGCCATCCTCTCAACTCCTCTCGATAAAGACAAGCCAGTCACCATCCGCATTACTGACTACAAGCGAAATCTTGACCAGAACGCAAAATTTCACGCGATGCTGGCGGATATCGCTCGTCAGGTTCAATGGTGCGGCAAATGGTTAAAACCAGAACAATGGAAGGTTTTGTTGATCAGCGGTCATGCAGTGGCAACAAAACAGGAAGCTGATGTTTTGCCCGGCCTTGAAGGAGAATGCGTCAACATTCGCGAAAGCAGCGCGCAGATGAGCGTGAAGCGCATGGCAAGTCTGATCGAGTACACAACAGCCTGGGCTATTGGTCAGGGTGTCAGATTTACCGACAGGAGGTATGAATGAGGCGACAGCGACGAAGTTTCACCGACATCATCTGCGAAAACTGCAAATACCTTCCAACGAAACGCTCCAGAAATAAACGCAAGCCAATCCCAAAAGAATCTGACGTAAAAACCTTCAACTACACGGCTCACCTGTGGGATATCCGGTGGCTAAGACATCGTGCGAGGAAATGACTATTTATCCGGTGCGCCGCCAGAATGACGGCGCGGTGTGGTTAAACGAAGCGGATCTGGAGTTTTTTTCCAGTAGCGCGGGCGAATTTTTTTAGTGTGGCAAATGATGGGCCGCTGATACCTGATGCGAGATTACTTTCCATTCTGGTGATCGCGGTCGCTTTTGTTCCCATTCGCTCGGCAACTTCAGCCTGAGTTAAGCCAGCTTCTTTGCGTGCTGCCAGCATTTCATCAAGCAGTGCGAATTCGTCAGCGATAGCGTCGTATTCTGCTTTAAAAGCCGGGTCTTCCATCCATTTGGCTGCCATTTCGTCGTGTGTCATGGTGGGGAGAGTGCGTTTACCAGTCATGCTTAACCTCCTTCATTCTGGTTTCAGCTTTCTTGCGTTCGGCTGGCGGTGTTTTCTGCGTTTTCTTTACAAAACTATGCAGCATGATGATGCGTTTCCCTGTCAGAGTGCAGTAAAAACACGCGCGATCCCATCGTTGCCTTTAATTCTGAGTTCGAAAAGCCCGTCACCAAAGGCGCTGGTGTGAGGTTCTCCGAGATTGCTGCCGTATACCTTCATGCGTTCAACAAGATGCTGGTATCTGGCACGCATACTCAATGGAAGCTGATCGACCTCCAGTCGGACCTCTTCACTGTAGTATTCGATAGTGTAGTTCATACAGCAAAACATAACAAAATCGTTATATCTGCACAATATATTGATTCTGCAATTTCGGGACGTTACACTGTCTCTGCACCTTATAAAGCGGGTGCCGGGATTGGCGTCCTGAAATTCAATATAGAGCATAACCGCGCTCATGCGGTTTTTTCGTGTCATGAGCATTGCTACGCCCAAATTATGGTGGGGCGTGCAGGGGCATCGCAAGATGCGCCGGGTTCTATGTTGACCGGTTACGCCAACCCTGTACGTCTCACCACCTCTGTGATTGGCGTCCCATGTGGTGAGTTCTTTGAATTCAACATAGGGGCTGTCACCATGACTACTCTCCCAACCCTCTCTCAACCTGAAATTGCCATCGTTGATGGTCAGGCTGTTACTTCATCCCTGGCTGTTGCCAACTTCTTCTCTAAACGTCATGACGATGTTCTGAAAAAGATCCGCATTTTGGATTGTTCTCCAGAGTTTTGTGCCCGCAATTTTGCGGAGACATCAATTTTGGTACGCCAGCCCAACGGCGGTACTCGCAAACTTCCCTGCTACCAAATTACCCGCGACGGCTTCGCCTTCCTTGCTATGGGCTTCACTGGTAAACGTGCCGCCCGGTTCAAAGAGGCATACATCAATGCCTTTAACCAGATGGAGAGGAGCTTATCAGGAGCTGGTGCGGCTGACATGTCATCTGTCGCACAAAACGCCAGAGGCGTATACCTGCATTTGCGTGAAATCCATCAAATCTGGACAAGCCAGCTTTACCCAATGCTTAAGGCCGTTGAATCTCCGCTGGCTGGCAAACTGTACGACCGTGTAGGTGATGCTGTTTTTGGTGCTGCACTTGTTGATTCCAGGCTGAATGGTTCTGACAAGGAGGTGCTCCCATGATCCGCCACATCGTTAATTTCCTGTATCACCGATACAACCATTGCCCCCGTGTGGGGCAGTGGTTCACCACCAGCAACGGCTACGTTCTGCGGGTTTGCCTGGTCAGTACCGAAAGCCAGAAGGTTGTCTGCCAGGTTCAGGGACGTACTCATACCCTGAGTTATCCGCTGGTGGCGTTTCAGCCCGGAAAAATGTTTAAACGCCTGGGAGGTGGCTATGCGTCCGTCTGATCTTCTGCTCGATTTTGGACATCCGGTTGCTTATTACCCTGGGCTCGTTAAATACATGGGAAGTCCGCACGCTGTTATTTTCTTTGGTCAGATTTTTTACTGGTAGGATAAAGCACATGCAGCGGAAGGCGTACATAAAACGCGTGAAGAGATACAACACGAAACCGGACTTACATTTGAACAACAGGCTGTAGCGCGTAAGCATCTTGTGTCCAGAGGCATTTTGGTTGAAACCAACAAGCGTCTTGAGCACAAAATGTTCTACCGTATAGATTGTGAGCGCCTTAATGAAATTATCAATGAAAACAATCAGTTTCCCGAAATGGGGAAACCCGTTTTCGGGAAACTGTAAAACCCAATTTCGCGGAGGAGGGAAAGCCTTCACCGCGGACACGGGAAACCCCTCGCCGCGGAGAAGGGAAAACCAATTTCGATCTTACAGAGAATACAACAGAGATTACTTCAGAGAATACTACAGAGAGTAAAAACACTATTGGCGCATCTGCTGACGCGTCTGCACCAGCGCGTTCTTCCCGACAGGAATATTCACCGGAATTTGAACAGGCCTGGCAGGAATATCCAAAACGTGCTGGTGGTAACTCAAAATCCGCAGCCTTCAAAGCCTGGAAAGCCCGGCTCAGGGAGGGAATAAAACCTGAAGCCATGCTTGATGGCGTGAAACGCTATGCTGCCTGGGTACGTGCCACAGGAAATACCGGCACACAGTTCGTGAAGCAGGCTGCGACGTTCTTTGGACCCGATCGTCACTTCGAAGACTTCTGGCAACAGCCAGCCGCTCCCGGAGGTGGGCGACAGCGACAGGTCGATGTCCTGGCTGGCCTGGGAGCCATGTCTGACAAATTCGGTAAATCCAGTGACAAACTGACATTCTGAGGTGACAGCGATGATGACGTTTAACCTGCGTGAACAACAAAAAAGACTACAGGCGCGAATGGATGAGTTACGGGCAGAGATTGCATTTGCTCAGAAGGGCGAAAAGCCATGGCCTTATCGTTCCTGCCTGATGCGTGAAGGTCGCGGATATTGCGAAAAACATGGCGAATATCACACGCATATACTGGTGTGGAGCGATCGTAATGGCGAGGACAGAGAAAAAATTTCATGCTGCCCTGACTGCTTAATCGCTGAGGCCAACGATTTGACCATGGAGCTGTCGTCCATCAAGGCGGAAGAGCTGACTGATAACGCCGGAATTGCCCTGCGTTTTCGGGACTGCGAGTTTGATAATTATCTGGAGGTTAATCCTGGCGCAGCCAGAAATCTTGCGGCCTGTCGCCGCTATGCGGAGAATTGGCCAGATATGCTGGAGAACGGTACCAGTCTTGTTATGACCGGCAGTTGTGGTACCGGAAAAAATCATCTGGCTGTGGCTATGGCAAAACACATCATCCGTAACTATCTGGCCAGTGTGGAGATCACCGACGTGATGCGCCTTACCCGTGCTGTGAAAAATTGCTGGCGGAATGACAGCGAAAAAACAGCGGATGAAGTTATTGAGCGTTATGCGTCAATGGATTTGCTGATCATCGACGAAGTTGGCGTTCAGTTTGGCAGCGCGGCTGAAATGGCTATTTTGCAGGAAATTATCAACGCCAGGTACGAAAGTATCTTGCCCACCATTCTGATCAGTAACCTCTCACCGGAAGAGTTGTGGGCGTTCATCAGTCCCCGAATTGCCGACAGGATCACAGACGGGGGACGCAACTGGTTGTCGTTTAACTGGCCCAGTTACCGTTCTCGTATCAGAGGTGTGGCTGCATGACAACTCCAGTATGGCGTAACGATGACCTTGAAGGCGCTGTCATCGGCGCGTTCTTTCTGCGCGGAGCAGATCCTGAAGTGATGGATATTCTGGCCACACTGCCAGCGGACGTTTTTTCTGTACGAGCGTATCAGGATATCTATACAGGCATCTGCAGACAGGCCCGTGTTTCAGGAGTGATTGACCCCGTGCTGTTGTGTAATGAGATGCCGGAACTTGCCCCGGTGATTACTGATACCGGGCGTAAAACCTGGGTGAAGTCTTCACTGGAGCACTATGTTGCAGCGTTGCGGCGCAATGCCGCACTGCGCAATGCAGAAAAAACACTGAATGAGGCGCTGCAGAAATTACGTGATGCGCATACCTGTGAAGCAGCTGAAGATGCCCTGAAGGATGCGCAGAACATGATGGTCACACTGTCGACAGGAAAGGGCGTCATTCAGCCGGTACATATTGATGATGTGCTTCCGGAAGTGGTTGAGCGTGTTGAATGCCGGAATCAGGGGCTGGAGAAATCCAGGACGTTGATGACCGGTATTGATGAACTGGACGCAAAAACAGGCGGTATGGAGCCCGGAGACCTGGTATTCATTGCCGCCCGTCCTTCGATGGGGAAAACCGAACTTGCGCTGGACATCATCGACAAGGTGACTGAGCAGGGGCATGGTGTGCTTCTGTTCACCATGGAGATGGCGAACATCCAGATTGGTGAACGTATGGTGTCTGCGGCTGGAGGGATGCCAGTATCACGCCTGAAATCTGTGGCTCACTTTGAAGATGAAGACTGGACGCGTTTCTCACAAGGGGTGGGGCGGATGACCGGGCGCAATATCTGGATGGTGGACCAGGCGAACCTGGCCATTGATGAGATATGCGCAACAACGAAACACCACCTGATTAAATATCCGGAAACGGCGCTGGTGGTGGTTGATTATCTCGGGCTGATAAAAACCCGAACCACGGGGCGTCATGACCTTGCCGTGGGTGAAATCTCAAAGGGGCTTAAAGGCCTGGCAAAATCCGGTGGTTTTCCGTTGATTGCGCTGAGCCAGCTCTCCCGCGGTGTGGAGTCCAGACCCAATAAACGTCCCATGAACTCAGACCTGAAAAATTCCGGAGAAATAGAGGCGGATGCAGACATCATTCTGATGCTTTACAGGGATGAAGTGTACAACCCGGATACGCAGGCCAGGGGCATCGCAGAAATCAATATCACGAAACAACGTAACGGTTCTCTGGGAAGTAAGCGCCCCGAGAAGTACGTAGCGTAAGGATTATTTTACAGACGAGAAGTTCCAGGGCAGCAGTTCATGCACTTGGTTCGACGGCCAGTCATTGAGCTTCTCGATCACTTCGCGCAACCAGTCCTCCGGCTCCACTTCGTTCTGTTTGCAGGTGACCAGCAGACTGTAGATGATCGCCGCACTTTCTCCTCCCTTGTCTGAGCCGAAAAAGAGATAATTTTTTCTTCCAACCGCCACCGATCGTAACGCGTTTTCACCGATGTTGTTGTCTATTTCCACCCAGCCGTCACGACAGAACTCGTTCAGCGCATTCCAGTGATTCAGGATATAGTCGAACGCCTTCGCCATCTCCGCATGTTTCGACAGCGTTTTCCTCTGCAACTGTATCCAGTCGTACAACGACTGCATCAACTGGACGCTTCTGGCTTTTCTGACTGCAAGCCGTTCCTCTGCCGGACTGCCACGTATCTCCGCTTCTATGTCGTATAACTCTGCTATCCGTCTGAGCGCTTCCTGAGTCATTTCTGTCGGACGGCGCACATCCTCGTCATGGATTTTTCGGCGGGCGTGGGCCAGGCACCCGGCTTCCTTCACCCGGCCCGTTTCGTACAGTACGTTATAACCTGCATAGGCATCAGCCTGCAGTACGCCCTGATACTTTGCCAGGTGGAGCTGCGGATGTTCTCCTTTGCGATCTGCCGAATACGCGAACCAGACGGCTGCCGGCAGGGATGAACCCGCATTACGATCATCCCTGACGTATACCCACAGACGACCCGTTTTCGTCTTTCCGTTCCCCGGGGCCAGTACTTTCACCGGAGTGTCATCTGCGTGCACCTTTCCTGCCTCCAGAACATAGTCATTCAGCGCTATATACAGAGGACGGAGTTTGTCTGCCATTTCTGATACCCAGCGCACCATGGTATTACGGCTCAGCTCCACGCCCTGTCGCGCGTATATTTCTGACTGGCGATATAAAGGGATATGTTCCATATATTTGCTGACCAGGATCCGTGCAAGTAACCCTGCACTGGCATAACCGCGTTCGATCGGTTTAGGAGGAAGTGGTGCCTGAACGATGACATCACACCGGCTACAGGCCAGTTTGGGACGTATGGTTTCGATAACTTTAAAGGCGGTATTAATGATATCCAGTTGCTCTGAGATTGTTTCCCCCATTTCTTTCAGAACACCTCCACAGGCCGGGCAACTGGTTTCAGCAGGCAGAAGGCGATGTGTCTCCCGGGGAAGTTCTGCCGGCAGCGGTTTTCGTGAAGATTTTCGTCCCGGGGATTCAGGCTTACTGGCGATCGGGTTTTCTGACGGGGGACTGGTGTCAGGTGAATCTGTGACTGACGATGCATCTTCCAGAAGATTTCTGGCTGTGTTCAGCCGGTTTTCCAGTTCCGACAGTCGTTTTTCTGCCTGTCGGATCTGATTTTCAAGCTTATGACGCTTTTTCTCTGAACTCTGGCCGAACAACATACGACGCAACCTGTCGAGTTGCGCTTTCAGCCGTTCAATTTCCTGCTCATAGCCCGCGACCTGACAGGCATACTGTCGAAGCCGACTCTGTTGCTTACGCAACATGGCTTTAAGCAGCTCAATATCATCGGGGAGTTCATTGTTCATTCCCTTGTTTTATCACGGGTTATATCCGGATGCCAGGCCGTTCTGTCCGTTTGGGATGTTGCCACGCGATCCCCTCCAGTAGCATGGATAACTGAGCTGGCGTCAGGTGCACTTTCCCTTCCCGGGTCACCGGCCAGACGAAGCGGCCCCGTTCCAGGCGTTTGGCGAACAGGCATAACCCGTCACGATCGGCCCACAGTATTTTCACCATTTTGCCACTGCGGCCCCGGAAGACGAAGATATGCCCGGAGAACGGGTCATCTTTCAGCGTGTTCTGCACCTTCGAAGCCAGGCCATTGAAGCCACAACGCATATCTGTGATGCCAGCGATGATCCAGATTTTGGTACCGGTCGGCAGCGTTATCATCGGATACCCCCTTTCATTTCGCGGATTAGCGCCCGTAACAGTTCCGGAGTGAGAGGGTCAAACAGTTTTACCACACCTGATTTAAGATGCAGCTCGCACCGTGGGACGTTTCCGGGAGCCCCCTCAGGGCGCTCATCATGCTTGTTACGCCAGAAGGGATTTGTAACTGGTCTGGTCGGCTCCGGCGTATCAGTCAGTGCCACCGGGACAGGCATGCATTCCTGTATGTCATCATCGCTCAGTAAGCCGTCCTCGTACTGGCTTTTCCATTTAAACAGCAGGTTATTATTGATATCGTGTTCTCTGGCGATCCGGGCAACAACAGCCCCAGGCTGTAACGCCTGCTTAGCCAGACGGACCTTAAATTCACGGCTATAGCTGGTTCGCCGTTCTTTTCGCCATGAGCCTTCTCTGATTTGAGGCTCTGTTAATTCCTTCTTTCTGTTGGCATAAAGGATGGCGTCAAGTTGAGCGAATGAAACTGAATCGGGCAATGGCCATGCGATACCGGATGCAAGAAATCGCTGAAAAAGCATATGTATTGTGGAATGACTGAGACCCAGACGCTGAGCGATGGCCCGGATGGTCAGTTTATCTTCAAATCTTAAACGCAGGGCATCAGGCAAATAAGAACGGAAGCAGGGAATATCTTTTGTTGTCTGGGAATTCATCGTTCGTGTCCATCAATATAGATGGGCGCGATTGTTGCCAGACAGGACAATTTTCACAAGACGTCGCTGATGGGGCGCTTACTCCTCAGCCGAAACCTCCAGCGCCTCCGGCATGGGCAATGATGCCACCGTCGAACTCTCTCCAGTTGCTGGACGAAACGTTCTCGGTATCCGGGACGGAATCATCAGCGACCAGACAGCATTGAGAATGCTTCAGGAGTACATCAGGATCCAATGCCTTGGGGGGTAGCGGTAATTTTACTCATTATCCTTCAAATCAGATTCTGTTGTCAGAGGAATGGGGGAAGCTGGATTCGCAAGAGCTTTTTATGGGCAGTTTAGCTAAAAAAAGGCAACACGAAGCTAAAACTACCAACATAAAGTGCTGACCAGCTAGCAGCTGAAATCAGACTCACTGTATACACTTTCACTGGATGAAGTTGCAACATTCCTGCCACCAAAGGAGCAATGTAACGCAGCACGGCGATAAAGCGCGAAGTGAAAAGTATTGACACAGAGTTATTTTGCAACTGAAGGCGAACCCGTTCTATTGTATTGGAACGGCTCGATATTATACATGCAAGTTGAGGGATATGCCCAATTATTATACCAAGATGGTAATTAACGATAGTACCGCACCATGCGCCACTCATGACCGTGATTCCAGCTTCCCATGGTGAAAGAGTCGTCTTGCTGACTGTAATTACAGTGGCCATCATAATTGATGCTGGTGGCAATATCGCCGAAATGAGTAAAGTGGATTTTGTGAACGCTATTATAAAAAGAAGCCCCCATAGGCGATATGGATGAAGTACAAAATAGTTCATCAAAGCATTTATCCACTCCATCAATGTCTTTCCTTCTGTGAATTTTTCTTTGCTATTTAACCGTGATACGACTTAATTTAGGCTTAAACACCTTACATTTACAAGGTACTCCTGTGGGGGGCCCTGCCACGGAGCGTCGCAGGAGTGAGTGATGAGGAAGAATTAAAGCAACCTATTGTGACAGGCAACGATAACAGTAAATCACAGGAAGCATAATCATGGCAAAACCGGACTGGGAGGCCATCGAATCGGCATACCGGGCCGGAGTCCTTAGCCTCCGTGATATAGGCGAGAAATACGGCGTTACAGAAGGGGCTATCAGGAAGAGGGCCAAAAAGCTTGGTTGGGCACGCAGTGGCGGTACGCAGGTTTGCAAAAATGGTACGCAAAAAAGGAAAGTGCGTACCAGCAGAAAGCCTGCCATTACTGGCCTTACACAAAAAAGTACGCAACTAAAAACAGAATCTACACCGGATACGAAACCGATACGCGGAATGCGTACCGATCCCCCGACTAACCCATTCCAACCCGGTAACCAGCAGGCATTAAAACACGGTGGTTATGCCCGTCGCCTTCTGCTCAAAGATGAGGTGATAGAGGACGCTAAAGCGTTGACGCTCGAGGACGAATTATTTCGCCTTCGTGCTAACAACCTTGTCGCTGCAGAGAATATTGGTCGGTGGTTGGTGTCGCTGGAAGATGCTAATGGGGACTAGGAAAGGAAGATGCTGATTGAAAATATCAGCGCCGCCGAGAAAGCAATGATGCGCAATACAGTTCGTATTGAGTCCATCGTTGGCACGCTTGCGACGGTAGGAAAAATATTTGCTGATACAGCCTACCGCAAGGCCGCCACTGATAAGGTGTCTCTGGAGGCTGATCGTCTTCGCCGTGATGCAGGTATTGATGATGGCAATGGAGAGCGTGACCTCAATGACTTCTACTCTGACATCCAAACCGACGCTGAATCCGGCTTTACGTAGTTTCTGGACTATGCGGGCACGTAACAAAGTGCTTTATGGTGGTCGGTCATCGTCAAAATCATGGGATGCCGCTGGCATTGCCATATTTCTGTCGAATAAATACACCCTGCGTTTTTGTTGTGCCCGTCAGATCCAGAATAAAATCGAAGAGTCGGTGTATACCCTGCTCAAAATTCAGATAGACAGGTTTGGTCTGCGGCACCGTTTCCGTATTCTGAACAACAAAATCATTAACCGGGTTACTGGCTCGGAATTTGTTTTTTATGGATTATGGCGCAACATCGAAGAAATTAAGTCACTGGAGGGGATCGATGTGTTGTGGCTGGAAGAAGCCCACGCACTGACGGAATACCAGTGGAAAATTCTGGAGCCAACGATCCGTAAAGAGGGTTCGGAATGCTGGTTCATATTCAACCCCGGACTTGTTACTGATTTCGTCTGGCGCAACTTCGTTGTTGATCCGCCCGAAGGCACTCTCATCCGCAAAATTAACTATGACGAAAATCCGTTTCTGTCTGACACCATGCTTAAGGTTATCGACGCGGCGCGACGCCGTGATCCGGATGGTTTTAAACATGTGTATGAGGGCGTTCCGGAGTCTGATGATGATGCGGCAATTAGACTGGCCCCCTGAATCTCCAGACAACCAGTATCACTTATTTAAGTGATAGTCTTAATACTAGTTTTTAGACTAGTCATTGGAGAACAGATGATTGATGTCTTAGGGCCGGAGAAACGCAGACGGCGTACCACACAGGAAAAGATCGCAATTGTTCAGCAGAGCTTTGAACCGGGGATGACGGTCTCCCTCGTTGCCCGGCAACATGGTGTAGCAGCCAGCCAGTTATTTCTCTGGCGTAAGCAATACCAGGAAGGAAGTCTTACTGCTGTGGCCGCCGGAGAACAGGTTGTTCCTGCCTCTGAACTTGCTGCCGCCATGAAGCAGATTAAAGAACTCCAGCGCCTGCTCGGCAAGAAAACGATGGAAAATGAACTCCTCAAAGAAGCCGTTGAATATGGACGGGCAAAAAAGTGGATAGCGCACGCGCCCTTATTGCCCGGGGATGGGGAGTAAGCTTAGTCAGCCGTTGTCTCCGGGTGTCGCGTGCGCAGTTGCACGTCATTCTCAGACGAACCGATGACTGGATGGATGGCCGCCGCAGTCGTCACACTGATGATACGGATGTGCTTCTCCGTATACACCATGTTATCGGAGAGCTGCCCACGTATGGTTATCGTCGGGTATGGGCGCTGCTTCGCAGACAGGCAGAACTTGATGGTATGCCTGCGATCAATGCCAAACGTGTTTACCGGATCATGCGCCAGAATGCGCTGTTGCTTGAGCGAAAACCTGCTGTACCGCCATCGAAACGGGCACATACAGGCAGAGTGGCCGTGAAAGAAAGCAATCAGCGATGGTGCTCTGACGGGTTCGAGTTCTGCTGTGATAACGGAGAGAGACTGCGTGTCACGTTCGCGCTGGACTGCTGTGATCGTGAGGCACTGCACTGGGCGGTGACTACCGGCGGCTTCAACAGTGAAACAGTACAGGACGTCATGCTGGGAGCGGTGGAACGCCGCTTCGGCAACGATCTTCCGTCGTCTCCAGTGGAGTGGCTGACGGATAATGGTTCATGCTACCGGGCTAATGAAACACGCCAGTTCGCCCGGATGTTGGGACTTGAACCGAAGAACACGGCGGTGCGGAGTCCGGAGAGTAACGGAATAGCAGAGAGCTTCGTGAAAACGATAAAGCGTGACTACATCAGTATCATGCCCAAACCAGACGGGTTAACGGCAGCAAAGAACCTTGCAGAGGCGTTCGAGCATTATAACGAATGGCATCCGCATAGTGCGCTGGGTTATCGCTCGCCACGGGAATATCTGCGGCAGCGGGCTTGTAATGGGTTAAGTGATAACAGATGTCTGGAAATATAGGGGCAAATCCACAATCCCGGCATTCTTCCGGCAGAAATGATTATTCGCCAGCGCGTAAAGCCAATGCCATCGAGAGAGGAATTGCTTAAGAGAAAGAGTTTCGGTTCTGTTAATGACAACAAATATCTGAATGCGATGTGGCGCAAAGGAGGCAACCAGTGAGCAAGATTGACTATCAGGCACTGCGTGCCAAGGCAGAAAAAGCAACTAAAGGAAGCTACATCGTAGGGCATACATCTGTTAATCGGCACGGCAATTTAACAGGAGTTTTTGTTTGTCAAAAATGGAAAGGAGAACCCGGTGGTGTGATTGCGGAATGTCATGTTAACTGCCTGGTTGAAACAGATGTTGAAGTGGTCAACAAAAGCTGGCCACCGAGTTAGAGTTTTTCCAGTATCGATTTTCCGATTCGTTTGGGGGTAACCCACCGTTATATTCGTGCGGTCTTAGTGCGCTGTAATATCCAACGATATAGTCCGTTATGGCGTGAGCTGCCTCGCTGAAGCTTACGTAACCCACCACCGGCATCCATTCGTTCTTCAGACTCCTGAAGAAGCGTTCCATTGGGCTGTTATCCCAGCAGTTTCCGCGCCGGCTCATACTCTGTCTGATCTGGTATCGCCACAATAACTGCCGGAACTGCCTGCTCGTATAATGACTGCCCTGATCGCTGTGGAACATCACCCCGCCGGGCTTACCACGGGTTTCCCATGCCATTTCCAGCGCTTTCATGGTGAGCCTGCTGTCCGGCGAGAACGACATGGCCCAGCCCACTGGTTTTCTTGCGAACAGGTCGAGAACAACGGCGAGGTACGCCCAGCGCTTACCCGTCCAGATATAGGTCACATCACCGCACCACACCTGATTTGGCTCGGTCACGGCGAACTGCCTTTCAAGGTAGTTAGGGATAGCAACATGTTCATGACCACCACGTTTATACCGGTGAGTCGGCTGCTGACAGCTGACCAGCCCCAGCTCTTTCATGGGCCTGCCAGCAAGCCAGCGTCCCATCTGGTAGCCTCTCCGGGTTGCCATTGTGGCGATGCTTCTTGCTCCGGCCGAACCGTGGCTGATGCCATGTAGCTCAAGTACCTGACTGCGTAATACAGCCCGTCTGCCGTCTGGTTTTTCAGGACGGTTTTTCCAGTATCTGTAGCTGCTGCGATGAACCCCGAACACATGGCAGAGTGTGACCACAGGATAATGCGCTCTGAGTTTCCCGATTATCGAGAACTGTTCAGGGAGTCTGACATCAAGAGCGCGGTAGCCTTTTTTAATATTTCATTCTCCATTTCAATGCGTTGTAGCTTTTTCCTGAGCTCACGGATTTCAATTTGTTCCGGGGTAATGGGGGAGACTTTTGGTGTTTTGCCCTGACGCTCATCACGCAGTTGTTTGACCCATCTTGTCATTGTGGAAAGGCCAACATCCATAGCTTTGGCGGCATCTGCCACCGTGTATTTCTGGTCAACAACCAGTTGAGCGGATTCGCGTTTAAACTCTGCGCTAAAATTTCTTTTTTTCATTGGAGCACCTGTGTTGTTCTGAGGTGAGCATATCACCTCTGTTCAGGTGGCCAAATTCAGTGTGCCACTTCATGTTCAGGCTTATGCAAACGCTGAATTTATTGCTGCTTTTAATCCAAATGTTGCGCTGGCACTACTGGATGAACGGGAAAGAAACCTGCAATACATCAAAAGCCGCGATCAGGAGAACGAGGAAATTGCGCTAACGGTAGGGAAGTTGCGTGTTGAGCTGGAAGCAGCAGAGAACAACCTTATTGATAGTGAATGCCATGTTGCTGAACTGGAAGAAGCGCTACGCGATAAGCAGGCGTTACTTGAAGCCTCAGAAAAGCGCATAGCAGAACTGGAGGCACAGACAGTTACCGTTAAAGAGGTTGGAGATGCTTGATAGTTTTGCGCTCGTTGCACTGGTTGGCATTGTAGCGTTGATTTGGGTGACATCCGGGAATCGGAGGCATAAGTGAACGACAAAGAACTGATTAAAGAAATCAAAGAGCGTATCAGCAGTTTGGATGTGCGAGACAATGTTGAACGCCGTGCTTATGAAATTGCTCTGGCATCGCTGACAGCAGAGCCGGTGGCGTGGAAGGTAACCTTCACGCAAATTGACCGTGAATATAACACGTTCACTGGTATGTATTCTGACAAAGCAGAAGTCGAACGGTGGGTGCGGCTGCATAAAGCATGTAATTTTCGGGCAGATATAACACCGCTTTATACCGCCCAGCCAGTGCCGGTAACTCCGGATGCCTGGATAAGCTGTAGTGAGCGAATGCCAGAAATGGGAGAGCGACAATGCTATGTGTTAGCAGCTGACTTTAAAAACAACTACCCACCAAACATTGGCGCAGTTGTACGGAACGGATGTTGTGCGCATCCGGCAAAACCATCATGAAAACAAGTCGCGCTTTGTTGAGGGGGTACACTTCTACAAGGTCGTTGGTGACGAGCTGCGCGCGCTAAAACACAAAGTAGCTTTAAACTACTTTGTGAAAAGTGCCCCAAATGCACGCCACCTCATCCTCTGGACAGAGCGCGGAGCCGCCCGTCACGCGAAGATGCTCGAAACGGATCAGGCATGGGACGTGTTCGAAAAACTGGAGGACGGCTACTTCAATCAGCGCGAAAAGGTTGCCAACCATCCTCAACCAGTACCGCAACCAGAAAGTAGCCTAGACCGTGCGCGAGCCATGGAAATAGCTTTGAACGTGGCGGATCGACTGGTGAATATGTTCCCGAATCTGTCCTCAGAATCAAAGCAGGCAGCAGTAGCTGGAGTGTTCAACCCGATTGTTGGTCGCGATGTTGTACCTCTGCCAGCTATCTCAGAGCACTACTACTCTGCTACGGAAGTCGGCCAGCGCTACGGTATTTCAGCCAACAAGGTAGGACGCATAGCCAACACCTACATGCTCAAAACAGAAAAGTACGGGAAGTGGTTCATCGACAAATCGGCGCACAATGACAAGCAGGTTGAAACATTTCGGTACAACGAGGCTGGAGTGCACAAAATAGAGGAACTCATCGAAGGAGAGCGAAAGGCTGCATGATTTTGACAAGATAGTTTTCCCCAAATGTGGGGAAAAGCCCGAATGGCGCGGCTTACAGCAAGATAAGGCCTACATGATTTGACAACACCGCATTAACGGGGCTATATTCCGCTTCATGGTGCTGAACACACCTTGCAAAGCGGAAACCGCACCCGTCAGTCATGCGGATTTTTTATGTCCATTTTTCAGATATGGTCGGGTAGCGCGTATACCGAAAAACAGCCGAAAGGTTAAGGATACGGGCCGACTTTGCACGGTGTTCAAGTACCTGACCGCCCTGCTGAACACAGGGCTATCTGAACAAATGCAAAGGACATAAAAATGACCAGTCAACTCATCCCCGTATTCAACGGCACTATATCCAACGAAACAACTCTTCTCGTTAATGCCCGTGATTTACACGAATTTTTGGAAGTACGTCGTGACTTCTCTACATGGATTAAAAATCGCATAACAGAATACGGCTTTGCCGTTGATGTCGATTACATTTTGGTTCACCAAAACAGGGGGATCAAAGGACGTGGAGGCGATCGCCGTAGCAAAGACTATCACCTCACCCTCGATACAGCCAAAGAAACGGCGATGGTCGAGCGTAACGAAAAAGGCCGCCAGATACGCCGATACTTCATCGAGTGCGAAAAGAAACTTCGCAGCATGCAACCAGCGCAGCAATTCACAGACGAAGAAATCATCCTCCTTTGCTATATGCAGGTACAGATGGAGAATGCGCAGGACATCTGCAAACGTCTGTACCCGATATTGAAGGAACTGAACTCATCATACACGAGCAAGCTGTATGACATCGCGTTTGAAACTTTTTACACGGTGACGAAAAACAGAGATGTACTGCTAAGGGAGGCGACACGACTTGACCAAGCAAGCGCCCTTTTCGAACGGGCAAAACCAATGCTGAAAAGCCTTCGGGCGAGACAATTCGAATTTTAATCATCAAAGGAGCTTCGGCTCCTTTTTTGTTGGAGAAAATAAACCAATACTCGCTCCCTTGCGAGTAATTGCGGAGACTTTGCGATGTACTTGACACTTCAGGAGTGGAACGCACGCCAGCGACGCCCAAGGAGCCTTGAAACAGTTCGTCGATGGGTACGCGAGTGCAGGATATTCCCTCCTCCGGTTAAGGATGGAAGAGAGTATTTGTTCCACGAATCAGCGGTAAAGGTTGACTTAAATCGACCAGTAACAGGTAGCCTTTTGAAGAGGATCAGAAATGGGAAGAAGGCGAAGTCATGAGCGCCGGGATTTACCCCCTAACCTTTATATAAGAAACAATGGATATTACTGCTACAGGGACCCAAGGACGGGTAAAGAGTTTGGATTAGGCCGAGACAGGCGAATCGCAATCACTGAAGCTATACAGGCCAACATTGAGTTATTTTCAGGACACAAACACAAGCCTCTGACAGCGAGAATCAACAGTGATAATTCTGTTACGTTACATTCATGGCTTGATCGCTACGAAAAAATCCTCGCCAGCAGAGGAATCAAGCAGAAGACACTCATAAATTACATGAGCAAAATTAAAGCAATAAGGAGGGGGCTGCCTGATGCTCCACTTGAAGACATCACCACAAAAGAAATTGCGGCAATGCTCAATGGATACATAGACGAGGGCAAGGCGGCATCAGCCAAGTTAATCAGATCAACACTGAGCGATGCATTCCGAGAGGCAATAGCTGAAGGCCATATAACAACAAACCCGGTCGCTGCCACTCGCGCAGCAAAATCAGAGGTAAGGAGATCAAGACTTACGGCTGACGAATACCTGAAAATTTATCAAGCAGCAGAATCATCACCATGTTGGCTCAGACTTGCAATGGAACTGGCTGTTGTTACCGGGCAACGAGTTGGTGATTTATGCGAAATGAAGTGGTCTGATATCGTAGATGGATATCTTTATGTCGAGCAAAGCAAAACAGGCGTAAAAATTGCCATCCCTACAACATTGCATGTTGATGCTCTCGGGATATCAATGAAGGAAACACTTGATAAATGCAAAGAGATTCTTGGCGGAGAAACCATAATTGCATCTACTCGTCGTGAACCGCTTTCATCCGGCACAGTATCAAGGTATTTTATGCGCGCACGAAAAGCATCAGGTCTTTCCTTCGAAGGGGATCCACCTACCTTTCACGAGTTGCGCAGTTTGTCTGCAAGACTCTATGAGAAGCAGATAAGCGATAAGTTTGCTCAACATCTTCTCGGGCACAAGTCGGACACCATGGCATCACAGTATCGTGATGACAGAGGCAGGGAGTGGGACAAAATTGAAATCAAATAATGATTTTATTTTGACTGATAATGACCTGTTCGTTGCAACAAATTGATAAGCAATGCTTTTTTATAATGCCAACTTAGTATAAAAAAGCAGGCTTCAACGGATTCATTTTTCTATTTCATAGCCCGGAGCAACCT